AGCGGCACCGGCTCGTCCTATGCTGTTGGCAACCACTATGGCATTTCATGGCTAAGAGCTGCACATCCTCAACGTGATGTTCGTGTAGGTGAAGGGCTATATGGCTTTGTTAACGGAACCCAATATTTCGCTTTTGGTACTACCGGTGCACTAATAGAGGGGAATATTTATTTCCCAGACAACCCTAGCCCTTCGCCGGGCGGCGGCCCCGCTTGGTTATCTGCAAGCGGACAACTGCTTGCAATCCGCCCGCCCGCTTACATGCAGATTGTGTCAAACAGTGGTTCTATTTCGCTTGCTAATACGCTAGTTACATTGCAATTAACGACTAGTAGCGGCGCGGATACAATTAACAGAAATTCTTCGCAATTAGCTACAGTCTCTGGGGGAGTTATTACTTTTGCACAGAGCGGTATTTACAAGATCACTATTCAAGTTCAGACGGTAAACAGCAACCGCACAGAACTTATTATCCAAATGCAAGAAGATGTCGGGAGTGGATTTGTAAATGTACCTAGAGGTTATGCTTCTGATTATGTTTCGCGTGACACCGATCAAAATACTGGCGGATGTACGTTGACTATTCTTCGTCAGTACGAAGCAACCGAAAAGATCCGTTTTAATCTTTTGGGGGATTCGGACGGCACTTGCACCCTAGATAGTACTTGCACCCATGTGATACTGGAGCAACTTGGGTAAATGAATTTTGCAACGCTCTACAAAACGTAAAGAAGAGACAGATTCTTACAGTAGGTTAACCAAAGGAGAAAGACCATGATTGACGAAGTGAAAGAAGACGTGAAAAAGGGTTGGGCACGGCTGAAGGAACTCTGGTTCGGACTGCCCGGCGATGCCAAACTGATCGCTGGAGTCGGGTTCGGCGTCATCATCGGACTTATGCTGTGATCGGGCGCTTCCACTACGCAATGGGGGAGGGGTACTTCTTTGAGGCTGGTGACGTGACGATTCCGGTCACGATGCCGGAAGGAACCGACATCGAGGACGTGCCCCTGGAAACTCTGCTTGAAGTCGAACTCGACGGGGAAAAGGTGCTCTCGTGGAGCGAATAAGGATCGCTTTCTTTGGTCGCCGGGTCAGTGCCAACTGGTCCCACAAGCACGGGCTTCAGGTTGCCAACTTCGTGAGGCAGATCGGCCTCGGCAAAATTGACATCGAAACGTTCGGTGTCGCCATGCCCGAGGAGTTCCGGTCGTGCAAAACCAACGCGCCGCACTACGGCGTAGAGTTCATGAAAAAGACGTGGGAGATGCTTCCGGAGCGCCCGGACTTGCTGCCTGTTGATGAGGAGGGCAAGCCCATTCCAATTCCTGAATGGGCCACACCGACGCACTGGTATATGCTGGGCGGCTGGCATCAAGGTCAGTGCGGGCAGGCAAACTTCGGAGGAAACCTTGGCAGGACGAACACCGATATGGGGTGCGGGATCACCACTACCGCACATGAGATGGGTCACATGCGCCCGTTCCGACTGCGTCATTCCAACGCCCGAGACGCGGACGGCACGCTGAAAGAATACAAAGACCGCTCAGGCAAAATGGGCAGCAGCGCGCCTATGAGCCAGCACATGCCGCACATGCTTGCGTGCGGTCTTCTCGATACTGACGAAGGCACCACGGTCAGAAAGAATTGCCGACTGACCTTAGTGCCGTGGGAGGTGCCTAAGCGGTCTCGTTATGACGAAGAATACGCGTTTGCCCGGATTACGGACGCGCCATACAACTTTGGCTTGCGCGGCTGGGCCTACGTCAGCGTCCGCAAGATGCGTGGCTATCCTTGGGCCTACCCGCAGTCTGAGCCGAGCGTTTTCCTTCATGTTGGGAATCAGGTTGAGACTTGGCTGGTGGACAGAATCACGCTGGGCGAAACATCCACCGTGTTCCCCGGCGTTCGTGTGAAGTACCTGGCCCAGAACGGAGACTCGACTGATGTTGAAATCACGTTCGATGCAGACAATACGCCGGTGAAAGACATGACTGTCATGTCACAAGGATTCCCGCCGGAGCCGGGCGTGTTGCCGCCCAGCGGGATCTACGGCGACCCTCACACGCTGGGACAGGGAGTGGACCTTCAGTCCAGTGAAAAAGGCACCGCCCTGTTCTGGTATACCTTCGATGACGAGGCGTACCGACAATGGTACGTGGCTCAGTTTGAGCCGGGCAGTACGGAGTCGGACCTCTATACGGTAGAGGGAGCCAACTTCTCTGACCCGACAGCGGGGGAGCGCGTAAAGATCGGCACCGTGCGATTCACCGAACACCAAGGGCAAGTGCACTTGGATTTCGACACGAGCGTTCACGGTCGCGGGTCCATCCCCATGGAAGCCGTGCCGGGGGTGAAAGGCCACCCTGCTGGTGCCTATTACAACCCCGCCCGTAATGGCGAAGGTTTCACCTTGCGGTTCATCGGAGACCGAGTAGTGGGTTACTGGTATACCTACGAACCGACGGTGAAAAAAGGAACGTGGTTCTACCTTGATGGAGAGAAGGCGGAGAAGGCCACATTCGATGTGAAGATGTATCGCGCCCGAGCGCCGTTCAATGCTCACAATGTCGGAGAGCCGTTCCTGTTTTACGAGGGAACTGCTACCCTGTCGCCTGTAGACCCCGATGCGTTTGAGTTTAGAGTTCCGAAAGGGGACTACGCAATTTCTACCACGATCAAAAAAATCATCTGATGAATTTCCTGGCACTTGAACGCCGAGTCAAAGAAGACGAAGGCTTCCGTCCAATTGCCTACTTAGACACGGTAGGTGTATGGACGATTGGCTACGGCCAAACTTTCTGGTCGGACGGGAGTCCTATTTCTGCTGGCGATGAAATTACAGAGGATGCCGCGCTGCAATTTCTCCGTGCCCAGTTATGGAAATGTGCGACAGACTGCCAGCGAGACTACGTTTCCTTTGAAGCGCACGACCACGTACGTCAGGAAGTACTGGTCAACATGCGGTACAATTTAGGCCGAGCTGGACTGGCAGGATTCAAGAAAATGAATGCTGCTGTCGAGAAGTTTGATTACCCTCGGTGGGCGGATGAGATGGAGGACTCACGGTGGTTTCGACAAGTCACTGCGCGCGCCAAACGACTCCAGCAAATGGTACGAACGGGGGAACGGTTTTAAAACGCAAAACAGGGGTCGCTGTTGTGTCGGATTTTGAACTTTGGCAAATTATCATTGGCGTAGGGACAGTCATTATAACCATTGGCCTATCTGTTTTTGGCAAGGGTTTTACTGCGTGGGCCAACCAATTAAAAGACATCACCACAACAGTTGATTCAAGACTGGAAGCGATTGCAAACGACTACAAAAACCAAGCAGAAAAAGCGGAGCGGGCTACAAAAGAATTACGCGATGAATTTCATAACCTGGCGATTTCCATGGAACGTCGGGTTTCTCGTCTCGAAGTGCAAGATCGACATAAAGCACTACACGAGGACAAACTATGAGTCTGTTCAGAGATCTTGCATCTGGTGTTGTTGGTGGCCTGCTCAACAAAGTCGCTCCCGAAGTAGGTGGCTACTTCCGTGAAAAACAGCAGCTGCGCCACGCCATTGAAATAGAAAGGCTGCGCGGCAAAGAACGTTGGGAAATCCGCAAGACGGAACGCGCTGATCGCTCTGAAGGCCGTGACCACGAGTGGGAACTGGCTTCCCTCGCTGCACACAACAAAACATGGAAAGACGAGTGGGTGCTGATTGTACTCAGCATTCCCGCCGTCCTTGCTTTCACTCCTTACGATCACATTGTTGCTAATGGATTTGTTGCTCTCCAAGAAACTCCTTATTGGTACCAGGCTATCCTGGCTTCAGTGTTTCTTGCCGTCTACGGCATTCGCTGGATGCGACAAAGGTCAAACGAAAAAGATCTGATGACTAAATTCCACGAAATGGAATTGGCAAGAACAAAACGGGGATGACTCTTTCTCAAAAAATACAGGGGTCGCTGTATGACAGAGTACGAGTACGAGGGGTTAAAACAATTCTGCGTTACCCCCAAACAACGTGAAAAGCTAGACGCAGTTTACAAACACGGCTCGCAACGTGCGGCCGCTACTGCGTTAGGCGTTTCAAAAACTACCGTTCAAGAGGCCATGGCGTCTATCCGACGCCGTGCAGCATACAAAGGGTTTGCGCCTGAGATTGGCATGGATCACCCCCAAGCCGAAGGCTGGGGACTCAACGCAACAACGGGTCTTTACAAGTTTGATAATACAACTGGCGAACGACATAAAATCCTGGAGTGGGTAAAGGCTAGCCCAGAGAAAGAACAGAACATACAACTCATTCGGGACTACGTTGCGACACTTATGGAAGACGTGCCAGCCCGAACCAAAATTGCACCCCCTGTTCCAACACCAATTGACACTATCCTCCCGGCCTTTGTACTTGGCGATCCGCATTGCGGCATGTACGCCTGGGCCGATGAAGCAGGTGACGACTACAACCTGGACATCTGGTCTCGTCAGCATCGAGCTGCAATTCACCAGTTGATCGACCAAGCACCCGTGTCGCAAGAGTGCATCATCGTCAATCTTGGCGATTTCTTTCATGCCAAAAACAACGACAATCGAACCCAAAGCGGGCATGCGCTCGATGTCGATACGCGCTACTCCAAAGTCTTCCGCGAAGGCTGCGCGACGTTTGAATACATGATCGACGAAGCACTCCGAAAGTACATGCACGTAACGGCGTACGTCACCGAAGGGAATCACGACAAAGAAAGCGCGTTTGCGTTGGCCGAAGTCCTTCGAGCCTACTACCGAAACGAAGACCGGGTAACAATCAAAGGAGGTACGGCGCCTCGCGAGTACCACGAGTTTGGCGTCAATTTTATTGGCATCACTCACGGTCACACGGCCAAACCAGCAACTCTCCCCGCAGTCATGGCTGCTGAGCAACCAGAAGCCTGGGGTCGCACTAAGACCCGCCGCTGGTTTGTCGGACACTTTCACCACCAGGACCGCAAAGAGTACCCCGGCTGCATAGTCGAGATTTTTCCGACCCTGGCTGGCAAAGACGCGTGGCACAACGAGATGGGGTACTCGTCTGAGCGTGCAATGACTTGCGTCATCTTCAATCGTCACACGGGAGAAAAAGGACGGATACTCATCAGCATTGATGACTTGCCAGACAAAGAATGAATTGCTACATTGGAATCTCGTCGAAGAGGTCCCTTTCCCTTAGCTCCTCGACGAGTACACTCGGTCTTGTCTTAGCCCCGATCTTTATCGGGGCTTCTTTTTTGAGTAAACTATCCCTGGCTGTGCGGGTGGGGGCACACGTGTAGCCACGCCGCCAGCCCTCCGCTCCGGGGTTGGCGGCTTTTTTCTGCTAGACTTGAGGTTATGACTAAAGCACTTTTGATGACAGATACCAGCTAATGCCCCGCAAAGAAAACATTGGAATGTATCCGAAAGGGATGGATACGAGATCCGACGAAACGTCGTTGATCAACGGCACGGCGCGCGAAATTCGTAACTACGATGTTGACCGCGACGGCAACCTTGAACGCCGCCGCCCGATCCGACAACTTCTAGCCGGGTCTGACTACCATAGTCTCCACTCTGCCAAGCACGGTGCGCTGTACGGCTGCATTAAAAATGAACTCGGCCGCTTCGACATTTTGAACAAAACGTTCACTCCTCTGGCTACCATGCCAGACGCATTCCGCACAGATTTTGTCGACTTCCGCAACGAGACCCTGGTTTTTAATCCGAGTTTCGCCGTACGCATCCTTCCGCAACGCAACGAAATCCGTACAGTCGGGGTGCCTGTTATTGACACCGGTATCGGCATGTTTACTGTGACTTCAACCGGAGGGCTACGCGAAGGAGATTATTCCGTCGCTCTTAGCATCGTTGACGACCTGGGTGAAGAATCTGCACTCAGCCCTGAATACAAACTCTCCGTGCCGGAGGGTGGCGGCATCACAGTCATCGGGTTGCCCCTTCGTCCTTTGGATACGCTCCGCATATACTGCACGACTCGCAATGGTGAGGAGCTATACGAAGTCTACGAAGGGGAGATGACTGTGGTGTCCGTTTCCATCGACCAAGCGATGGTAAACAACCCCGGCCGCCAGGCAGAAACAATGGACATGGAACCGCTGCCGCCAGGCCAGTTTGTTACGGCGCAGAACTCTCGCGTGTTTGTTGCTGCCAATGATCGCCTTTACTACTCAGAACCTTTCCGCCCGCACCTGACAAAAACTTTCCACAACTTCATTAAGTTCAACGGAATTATCCGGATGCTAAAAGCGACTGATGAAGGCCTCTATGTGGGCGATGACGACGGAGTTCACTTCCTTACTGGGCGAAACCCTGAAGACTTTCAAACTGAAATTGTCAGTTCTTACTCACCTGTGTACGGCACTGCCGTAAGTGTTTCCAGCGACGAGTTTGGAGACCGAACTGAAGAAAGCGTTTCTGTTGTCTGGCTTACAACAATTGGCTATCTTGCTGGGTCTGAATCAGGTACAGTATTCGAGTTGCATCCGGGGCAACTCGATCTCCCCGCATATACGCGGGGGTTTTCCTGCTTCCACAGCCACAATGGCCGGAAGCAGATTATTACCCCGGTTGCGTCGAGTAGCTGGCTAGGCACTGGTACCGCACTCGATTCCAACATCCACTGATCCAGTAAAGGAACGAACATGATCAAACACGCGAAAGAGTTTCTGCGCTACCTGCGCAATCATCAGTACGAAAAGACTGGTGCCGGGATTCTGTTTCCCCGCGCCCAGGTCCTGGCTTCCGGAGTCTTCACCGACTTCATCAACGGCGAGAAAGTAGGCGAGTCTCGCAACCTGGCTGTTGACGAAGGGCTGGTCTACTACTTGAACGTCGGTCTTGCCGGTGGCGCTCAGCTTACGAGCTGGTACGTCGCGTTGTTTAACGGCGCCGCAACGCCGCAGGCAAACTGGACCGCTGCCAACTTCGCCGCCAACGCGACGGAAATCACCACCGGTTACAGCGAAGCTACCCGGCCCTTGTGGGATCCGGATGCTGTCGACACTGGTAACACGTCAATCGAGAACGCTGCCACCCCGGCGTCGTTCACCATTGTCGGCAGCCTGGCGATTGAAGGCGCAGCTCTTCTGTCCAGCAACGTGAAAGGCGGCACGGCCGGTACGCTCCTGTCAGCGACCCGCTACGCTTCCACGCGAAACCTGAACGACGGCGACACCTACAACAGCCAGTACCGGGTCGATTTCAACGCGGTTTAACTTGTGCCTGTCAAGCCCCCGTACATTCGGTACTACGGGGACCAGGCAGAAGGTCCGAAGTATCTGCGTCGAGCTGAAAGCGAACTCTACCGCACGGTAGAGTTCGCTAATCAGTCAGGGTCTACTGTCTTTGCCCGTCGAGCGGTTATCAGTACTGAGCCGCTTGTTATCGTGCGCACGCGTATCCACGCTGACTTCCAAGCGGTCGAGATCCAAGTTGGTCCGCTTGGGCCGCTAACTCAAGACGAACCAATCCCCGAACTGCGCGAACGGGAACGTTTACTTCCCCGCACGGCCGAGCCGTATTACAGTGGGTTTACCTATCGCTCGGCTATTCTTGATAACGGCTCTACCACGCTGAACTTCGGCGACACGTCCGGGTGGGAGCTGAATACTTTTTGCCCGACGACTGAATGTTCCGAATCATTTGGAGACTTGGCCCAGGTTTACCAGCCAATCAAACGCCTTGCGACAAGCCCTTTCAGTCAGGTGTGGGCACCGAAGTACGGTGGAAACGGATCACCGATTGCCACAAACGATCCAGACGATTATCGGTTTGATGTGCTGGGCCGGGGCGGATTTACCGCTTCTGACCACAACTCGTGCAAGCCGTGTCTCTATACCGGCAAAATGGCAGAAGTCGTTTCTTTGCTGCTCGGATACGGGCGGTGGAACTATGAAGACTTCAACGTCCAGGATCCGACGTATCTCGCAAAGCTCCAAGACGAAGGAATGCGCATTGAGTACAACTCAAAGTTCGTGCGCTGCCATGGGGTCATTGTTTCGACAGAAGGCAATCTGTGGATCGTTGAAATCAGTCAACTACTGGGTGTGATTGCCTGGCGTATGACGTACCTCGACATCCCGTCTTTTCCGCTACCGAGCTACTACAACTACCCGATCGAATCTTTTGGCGGATACCCCGACGGGTATTGTGTGCCGTACAACGAGATAGAAGTAGACGCGCTGATTGCGTCTGGCCAAGTGATTCAGCTGATGTCTGCCGCTGATTACACGAGCCAGTTTTACAACGGAGCCAACAGCTACAACAGTTACCTCGGTTGGGCGTTTAATCCCGACGGAACTGAAGCTCGTATAACCTGCATGCGCAACAAAGACGATGCAGGATTTACAGGCATTCGCCACCACGAATATTGGCGGATGGACCTTTCAATCAACGATTCGAACCCGCTCAGCCCGACTGGATCTGCGTCGCTTACTGAACTGCAGAGCCACCCACTTTTCTTTGCCGTGCGAGAAAACGCTGCTGTGGCTGGGGAATACGAACTCAACGGAACGAATACAGGTACGATAGAATTTTTTGCGGCGTCCAACGGCGATATTAGCAACGCAATGCAAATTCAAGGTCGCCCAGGTTCTGGCCTGATTACCACTGCCGAAGCTAACTACATCCGTTCTACTTACACTTCTGGCGTCTCGTCTGCCGTTGTTTGGGTTGCGTGGATTGAAGACCACTGGGAAGAAGTCACTTACCGTCTTGTTGACGATGGAAACGGTGGGCTTGGTGGGCTGTTTTATAACTTGAGCGACTTTCCAGTGTATCCCACCGACCCGTCGTTTGCGGGGCAAGTTACCTGGAATCCGCCGACAAATCCGCCGTATCGAATTCTCCAAGAGTTTTATCCAGGGATCCCAAAAGGACAAGTGTATATCCCGGGCAATGGCTGGGGCCTGGCATTGACTGCGTTTGTGCAGCCGGTTTCAACTACCTGGACTCCAAGCTATGTGGGGCTTGCGGGAGTCCCGGATCAATTCAAACCCGGCGTGGCTAACAACATCATTTTTAACAACGAAATCAACAGCGATTACATTTGGAATAACCCACTAAATTCAGGGGTTTTTGATCCCAATGGATACACTTCGCTTATTCCAATTTGGGCAGATTTTTCGTTTACCGCCACAACGACTGGTGTACTTGGTGTAAGAGCAGTCACCTGGGAGTCGCAGTCAGTAGATAACGCTATTCGAGAAACAACCGTGTTTGTTGCGGCGCCTGATAATCGCTCGGCTATTTTTGGATTCAAGATTTTTGCCGACGGCCGCGACATTCAACAGCGAGATGTGTCTCATACAATGGCTATTAATACGGATGTAGGCTATGAAGTTGCTACCAGCCAAGCATGGTCTGGCCAGACCCTACTCGACTCTGACGTACAGTATGTTTTCAATCATCCGTACCCGCAAGGTCAAAACCCGACTCGCAATTTTCCTGCAATTACCAACTCGGGGTTTATTCCCAAAGCTTCGTATGTAGGAATCAATCCGCCGGACTCTTCCGGTCCGTTTCCAACCGGTCGCGACTTTACCGACAACACCAATTTCTGGGAAGACAGCGGATCGCCCAATTTCGACTTACTTCCTGGTTTGTCTCGAAAATCAGTTACGTACCTCAACGTAGACGGTCCGCCTGGTGGCTGGGGACCCCCTACAGCGGGTGACATTGATACCCAAGGATTTACTCCCAAAGATTTTATTGAACAAGGCGGGTTTACTTACAACGTCAACGTGGGACCAGTTTCCACAACGGAAGAATATCTCCGCAACGCCAGCACGATTTCTATTGGCGCAGTAATGGGTGTAGACGGGAGTGCTGTTACCTCTAATTGGAATCCATCGCCTTGGGCACTTGAAGGTTTGGTCTCTCTCTCAGGGGGGCTAACAGGCACTACGTACGTTGCGCCTACAACGTTGACTCCGACTTCAACCATGTACGGCGACAGCTTTAGCGAGATACGCACTGCATACGAAGGCGACATTCCTGGCTACCCAAACATCACAGTCGATGGCGTGCTGATTGGTCACCGCCTTCCCGGAGGACCGGTGTTGAACGTTTTCTCGCTGACTAACTCCGGGATCAGTCTGGTCAACAACTTCATTCACTGGTGCTGGATGTCTGCGTTCGGAGGCAATTCCATTTGGAATACCAGCATCCCTAAACGCGGACAAGGGTTCCCGTTTCACACAGCGCAAGTGGCTATGTGGGGGCAGCGTGGCGCGTTGATCAGTAACTTCGACGAGACGTACCTTGTAACAACGAGCAACAACAACGAAACTCATTCGTGGGGAGTTGAGCGTGTTGGAACAACGGCTCCGCTTCCTGGTGAAGCGGACTCTCGGGTGAACCGCCTTCTGACCTTCATAGGGTACAATGACGTGTAATGGCTACCGTACTTGGCATAGATTCTGACTTCATCTTCGTTGGGGACGCAACGTCCGGGTCCGACGGGGACAATGTCGTCGATACGATTTCCGTCAGCGACGCCGCCCAGGACAACATAGAAACTCCAGTTGTTGAACAAATCAACGTCGGAAGCGTCGTTACCGACAGCGGCAATTGGCTTGATGTCACTATTGCCGTCGTACGCGTTGCCGATTGGGTCAACGATCAAGATGCGTTTGAGCAAGTTGTCGACACCATCGAAGTAGTTGACGTCGTTACCGACACGCAGGTTGACCTTGTTGTTGAAAACATCGCAGTCACCGAACTTGGTGACTTGGCTGTAGTACAAACAGAGGCTGTAATCGAGTCTGTACTTGTTGCAGAAAGAATCTTCGACAGTCGCTTTGAACTCGTTGTTGATCTTATCAATGTTGCAGATAACTCGACCGGAACTGGAATTGTTACTGAACAAACGGTCGAGCAAGTCGAAGTTGCAGGCATTATTGCTGAGCTGCTTGATGACAACGTAGACATTGTTGTAGACACGTTTGTAGTTACAGATTTTGCTTTCACTGGCCCAGGTGTAACGTCAGACGTTACAGCCGACGTGATCCTGGTTCGCGACAGACTGTATTCCCGTAACTTTGACGCCTTGGCCCTCCTTGTGAACACGGAGACTGGGGCGCCAGCGTTGTTTGACAACTTCGACTTCACGTCAATCGTAGAGCACCAGGGCAACCTGATCGCTACGTCTGCCGAAGGGCTGTTCGTTATTCAGAACGACGCAAACGACGTGGACTACGGCAACCGCAAGATCAACTGCAAGCTGCAGACTGGCTTTGAAGACTTTGGAACTGATCAGCGTAAGCGAATCAGAGACTTGTACATGGGTTATACTGGTGGCCTACATGAACTGACGGTCGAAACTTACAACGGCCCGTCAGAGGTATACTCGTACGAGATGCGAGAACGTGAGGCAGATGCCCCCCGCAATAACCGGATTCGTACCGGCCGTGGCCTCAACAGTCGCTTTTGGCGATTTACCATTCGCAATTGCGGTGGTGGGAAGTCACAGATTTTCGACATGAAAGCAAACGTCGACGTGTCGAAGCGGAGGTTGTAAATGACACTCATCGGTAACACGCCAGGCGGGACTGTTGGTTCTGGCACTTCAACCAACCCGTTTGAAAACGCTGCGCAGTACACGCAGGAAGTCCAAACGTTTGTTGAATCTCAGATCGGCGCAATTAGCGACATCCTCAGCACGTATCTAAGCCAGGCTTCGAGTGCTATCAACGGGCTGGGCAACTACACCATCGTACTCCCAGACGTTGGAGTCGAGCCGCCTGAGCTGGATTTCAGTTTTGGATTCGATCCTACTGTGCCCACCGTCCCGACGCCTGACTTTGGTCGTGTCACGCCGTGGGACGTCGGCTCGCGTCCGTCGTACTCTGGTCCGTCTAGCATCTCTGTTCCCGGCATCCCGGCGTTTAACCCGTCAATCACAACTATCGCTGTACCCCCGGCACCTGCTCCGGCTATAATCTCGCCGCCGGGACCTGCACCAACGGTTACTGTTCCAGACTTTCCTGACGTGCCGACGCTTGCGTTGCCAAACAAGCCGACGCTGATCAACGTCACGATTCCCGCAGCCCCGACGATCACAATCCCTGCGTTTGATCCGGAGTTGCCCGACTTCCAGCTTCCGGCGGCTCCCAACGCTGGCCTGGAATGGACGGAAGAAGATTATGAACCGACGGTGCTTAACAGCGTCATCGACCAAATTGAAACCTTTTTCGCGGGTGGGACGGGGATTCGCCCGGATGTTCAGGACCAAATCTTTAACCAGGCGGCGGATCGCGAAGATCGTGTCGCGAATGTAGCGCTGCGCGAAGCCGAAACGGAGGTCGCCTCTCGGGGCTACCGCGAACTGCCGGGCGTGCTGCTCAAGCGGATGGACGCGATTCGCAGCGAGCGCGACCGGAACAAGTCCGCGCTCAACCGCGAACTGCTTATCAAAGTCATGGACTCCGAACTGGAGAACCTGCGCTTTGCAGTGACTGCTGGCATCCAAGCCGAAGACCTGCTGGTCCGCATCTTTCTTGCTGCGCAGGATCGACTGTTCCTGGCCGCAAGACTTACGGTCGAATTTGGTATTAATTTGTACCAGGCTCAAGTTGCTGCATACACTGCAGCACTCGAAGGTGTTCGGACGCAGGCTGAAGTCTACCGGGCCACCATTGAAGGTCGAATCGCCCAGGTCCAAGTATACGAGAGTCAAGTCCAGGCGGCGCTCGCCACAGCTCAAGTCAACGAGTCTCTCGTGCGGGCGTACGTAGCTGAAGTTGAAAGTCTGCAAACACTGATCAATCTTTATGAAGCAGAACTTCGTGCAGTGCAGACTCGCGTGGAAATTGACGCTGTCCGCGTCCGAGCTTTTGGAGAAGAGGTCGACGCCTACGCCGCACAAGTTGCCGCTGACAAAACCCGTTTTGACGCTTACGAGTCTCGCATTCGAGGCGAACTAGGAAAAGCCAGTATCCTCGAATCCGAAGCACGAGCGTATGCCGCTGAAGTAGGCGGCATTTCTTCCGGCACGACGGCCCAAGCCCGCGCCTTTGAAGCCAACATTGGACGGTATCAGGCTGACATTCAGGCCTATGTTGGTGAAGCCAACGCCCGCGCCGCTCGGTCCAACGCCGAAGCACAGGGCATTCAGGGCAACGCATCTGCGTACACGGCCGCAAGCTCGCGGTTTAATGCGCTGGTTGGACTCCAAGAAGCCCTAGGGCGGATTGAAGTTGCAGCCTGGGAAGCCGGGAACCGCCAGCAGATCGAAGCCTACCGTGCTCGCATTGCAGAGTCTGAAGTCAACTTGCGGCGAATCATCGAAGAAGCACGTCTCGGACTCCAAGCCCTGGACTCCGCAGGCCGGCTCTCAACGACTGTTGCGGGCGGTGCCATGGCAGCAATCAACGTAGGTGCTACAATCTCTGGTAACGGTTCTACATCTGCGTCGGGCAACGTCAGCGAAAGCTACAGCAACTCGTCCAGCGCATCGGTGTCGAGTTCATCAAACAGCGAGTGCTCCATCACGCAGATTGCGACGGAGACTCGAAACGCGGACGAAGGCTTTATCGGCCCGCCGTGGGGATCATGTGGAGAACCTTAATGGCTACGCAGCGTGAAGAACTGGAACGGCTTGCACGCGAACGCCTTCGTCGGGAGGCTGCTGAACGCAAAGCAATTGAAGCAGAAGCTCAACGCCGTGTAGACGCGGCTCGCGCCAACACTGGTGGTGGTGGTGAAAACCTCGGACAAAAAAGAACTCAGAGGGCCCCCGCAAAAACGCCACCGGGCACCAAAGATGCTCCGCAGTCTACTCTGCGCGATCGCGCGGGTAAGACGCTCCGGACCGCAGGTGAAAAAGCAGCAGCGGCTACAAAAACTGGTGGCCAGACTTTGCGTCAAGGAGCAGGTAATTTAGCTCGTGGCACCGTAGACTTTGCACGTCGAAACGCTGGGCGAGTAGCACGAGGCGTAGGCGCTATTGCGGCTCCAGTCATGGCAGCAGACGCTGTAAATTCTGGTGTGCAAGAAATTCGCAGAGAAGTAAGCGACCAAGAAGCAGGCAATGTTGATTTGCCGGGGATTGGCCCGGTTACTGCGCCTGGTACCAGTGACGCGTCTATTACCCAACGGTTAGGCGCAGGCTATCTCGATACTGACTTCACCAACCTGGCGTTGCGCGGAATCAATGCTTTGACTCCAAGAGGAATTCCCGACAGCGTCCTTGCCGCTCAAGCAGAAACTCCATTGACAGACGAGTACTTGGAGCGGCTCGACGCCTCAAATCAGACTCTGGCTCGTGGCACGCGTGCCGCTGGTGTTCCGCTTGGCGAGCGTTCTCCCGTCGTGCAAGAGCTGATGGCTCTGCGCTCCGACCTGGGAAACGCAGGCGTGAACGCGAATACTCCGACCGAAGCGCTTCGTCGCAACGTCAGAGAATCGCTGCAGTCACGTGGCGCCGGGAGCCAGAACTTGACCAACACCGCCTTGAACATTCCTGGGATGAACCCTGGAGTCGTTCAGGAAATTGGACTTCGCGAAGACCGAGGTATGGCGCCACTGCTCGTTACTGACGAAGCAGGTAACGTTAGCGCAGACAACACGCGTCTCGATGGAAACGACATGAATCGAGCAGACATTTTGGCCAAGTCCAGCGGAGGGACAACGCCCGAATCTCTCCAGCTGTATTACGGCACGATGGAGGATGGCTCCATCGGTTTTTCTGATATGCCCCAAGAAGGGTTCCAGGCTTACACGCCGGGCGACGTGCGGTTCCGTTCTGCTGGTGATCGTCGCGCACGCGAACAACTCTTGGGTGAAACACCACAATTTGGGGAGGAAGCCCTGCGGTTCACCCGCGACAGCAACCGTCGGATGCTGGAAGCAACCGCCAACGTCGCCCCGGATCGGCTTGGTGCCGCCCGGGAGTTCGCAAGAGAAAGCCAAGTTGAACTGGGTGACGCAATGCGCCGCTCTGGTGCTGGTCTGCTGGCTGGCAACGCAGCGCCGGATTTACGTGCAGAGCAACCTCAACTGATTACTCCGGAAGACATCTTTTCTGCCCCGACGCCCGAAGGTCGCCAGGCTGCAATGCTGCGTTATGAGCAGCAGCAACGCAGCCTTGCTGCCGAAGAGCTTCGTATGCGAGAAGCTGAAATTCCAGCAATGATTGATCCGGGCGGGCACCTTGAGCGTAGTCTTAGTGGTAACCCAGAAATGCGCCGCGTCTACGGGCAACTGGCTGACGCCGCTCGCGACACGCTTCGTGAAGAGGTCTACACTGAATTTGGACTGGATGCGCAAGGGAGTGCCCGTCTTGATCTGAACGCTGGTTTCCAGCAACCCGATGCACGGGCAGCTCAACAAGGCCGCCAGCAGTTCGACAACATCCTGAACGCTGCAGCCTTTGGCGACCCGGCGCGGGGCGCACGTCTGCAAGCAATTGCTCAACGTTCAGGTCTGTATGAAGTTCTTCCGCAACTGAACGAACAGCAACGGGCCAATGTCGTCACCAATATGAGCGTAGTAGATGGGCTATCGCGTGCACTAAATGCACCGCAGTTGCTGGAGTTTGCCATGGCTGGAGACGTCAACGGTGCTTTCAGCGCCATTGAAAGACTGGTGGAAGCCGGTACCATTGAAATCCGAAACCCGAGCCTCTGGGAAGATCTATTCAAAGGCCCAGTCGACTTTGACAACAGTCCGTTCAGCGACCCCGACGTACTCGATTATACGATTGTCGAGTTGAGCGAAACCGGAAAAGATGTCACATTGCGTCAACTGATGAGTATGTCCCCTGGGCTGACTGAATCAGATATGCAGTCAGTCGGAATGTTCGGCCGGAGCCAATGAGCAGACCAGAAAACCTTGAGCGCAGAGAAGACCTTGAACAACCTACACTTCGCCGCCCGGCACAGCAGCCTGAGCAGCGAGTTCAACAGTCTGAGCCTGTAACTCCTCAGCGGGAACTCCCCGCTAAGGATCGTGCACTTCCGCCTGAAGTCCCGCCGCAGCAGTCCCAAGACGGGCTGTTTGACGCTATTACTGCTGGCTACCGCAGCACCCGAGCCTCGACGGAAGCGTCAAAGCTCTGGTCGCAGGCGCGGCAAGCAGAGTTGCGGGGTGACATAAACACATCGCAACGACTGAAAAATCAAGCTATGGTCCGGATGCGCGACGCTGAACGCCTGCGCGCGTCTACGAGCAGCATCGCAGAAGTAGACTCTCTCGGTGGCGTAATCAGTTACGCTGGAAGTCTTATCGGGAGTTCGGCCGAATCTGTAGCACAAAGCACGATTGGTGGTGCAGCTGGTTCCCTGGCAGCCGGAGCAGTTACGAATCTGACTCCGCTCGGTCGACTAAAGAAACTCTCCTCAGCAATCCAAACCGCCGGTGGCTTTGCCGGGGCGATCGCGCCCCAGGCCGAAGCCGTCAAAGGCGGGATTGCTATGGCTCAAGATCTTGATCCAGTGATTGGAGCACGTCCAGTTGAAGAGAGAGAACGTGCAGCAGATCTGACAGCTGCAGGTTCTCTAGCTCTTGAGGGTCTAGTTCCAGCGGCAGTGGGTGGCCGAGTTGCAAATCGTATTCGTGCTCGTCGTGCACAACTTCAAGGACGCCCGCTGCCCGCAGGCCGGGTAAGTCAGGCTGGTCGGTTAGGTCTGGACAGCCTAGAGGAAGGTCTGACTGAATTGGGTCAAACCAACCTTGAACAATTTGCGCTGAGTCTTCAGAACGACGAGTTGCCACGGTTTGCTGGCCTCACTGAGAACATTGATGCTTTCTTGGGCGGCGTAGCTGGAGGAGCCATTGGCAACGTCCAGGGACGAGTCATGTCTGGCATTGTGGACGCAGCTTCAAACCAGATCAACCGCTTGGACGACGGCGACCGCTGGACCGAAATGCGGCAGCTGGATGAAGCTGCTGGACGCGGTGAAATCAGTGCACCACTCAACCATTTCCTGGGTGTCGGTATCCCGAAGTTGCCTGGAAGCCGTGGGCTCTTCATGCTCGTCAACTCGAAGTCAAAGCTGAGTCGCCTGCCGGACATTATCGAGTCCAACGGAGGCGACGCCGAACTCGTTCGAACGTTGCGTACTCTGCAACAGGACACAAACCTGGAGAACGTAACCGAGTCCATGCAGGCGTTTCAGGAACGCGATGACATTTCTGATCGCACTCGTCAGACGGCATTTAAGCTGGTCGATCTCATGGAGAGTTTCATGGGTGCGCAACTGCTGGCGCAAAACCCAGGGAACTACGACCTCCTGAAAGACGAGAGCACGGAAATCCGCAAGACGTTCAACAAGCACATGAAACGTGCTCAGCGATTGATGCGCGACCCCCAACTGCTCGGCAGTGTGGGCGCTGACACCATCAACAACCTGCTGGAACAGATTACGCGCGGTGCCGAAGTCACAAAGAATCCGGAGCAAGCGAAGGTCTATGAAACCCACCAGGAAGAGATTACTCGCGAAGCTGCCGAGGGAGCCGCGCTAGCTGGCGAAACCGTATCTGATCCGGCGGATGTGGAAGCGGATATTGCCCGCAACGTGTTCGAAGGGCAAAGCGTTCAAATCTACGACGACGCATCTTCTATTGAGGACGCCATCAGTCCCCCCGATCTTTTGAACCAATTTACGCCGGTCACTTACAGCAAAACTCCGGGGATCAAAAACCAGAACCAGATCATCCCGTTCATGCCTGGCACGCTTGAAGAACGGGTGATGCTGAAAAAGATCCTGCCGGAAGACCCGAACATGCGTCTTTATGGTGAGTACGTTACTAACGACGACGGGACAAGCGAGTTTCGCAGCAATGCTTTCGGCACGCTCGATCCGTCGCCTCGCGACGTCAGCAGTGTCCGCTACGAGAACTGGTTCGACTACGCTTACGAGCGAGCGAAGCAAAATGGTTTCCGTGGGACTCGCGAGCAGGCAGCTGACCTCGAAGCAGCTCGACTCCTGGAGCACTACGAGGAACGTACGCGCAGCAACAATCAGTCCCCGGGTCCCAATCGTGATGCAACTGTTGCGCACCACGAAGAGATGATTGCGAAACTCCGGTCTGCACTCAACTCAGGCGACGCAAACGGGACTATTAAGTTGCTGAACACGTTCCGGGTACCACTGATCCGGAAACAGATGTACGAAGACGCCGGTGCACAAAAAGGTGAGTTCTACTCAGATGCGCAACTGTCAGCACTGCAGCGACCGCTCCAGGGAGTATTCAACCGGACTAATGAGCAACGAGCAGAAAGCCGTCGGAATGGTATTCCTGTCCTTTTTCGCCGTTCAAGAGCAGAGATATCTGACTTTGAACGAAAGAACGACACTGATGGTGGCGAATTTTACGTTGCCTGGCTTTCCCGTAGCGAGATGGCACGAATGGAAGGTCGCCGTGCACCAGAGTACGAAGGTGATCTCCAAGGCGAAGGACAGCAAAAGAAAGAGCGTCCTATCCAAGAGCGGATCAGCTCTGCAATGGGCCGCATTCTAAACCGACCAGATGTTGTTGGCATTGCTGCTGTTGACCCGCAGACTGGCGAACTCATGCGTGAGAAGCTGGAAGACGGGCGGCTGACCAACACGCCGCTAGTCCAGGCTGAAGACGGGAGCTTCGTACCCGTCAACGCTGAGAACTTCGACAAGATGCGGACGACGAAACTGGCGCCTCGCATCAACTTTGATTTCGGCAATTACTCATCTGGTCCCGACGGACGGCGCATTGGCTCCGGTCCGTACAGCTCCGACGCTGCCAAAGCCGACTACTACCGTGAGCAAGAACTGCTGGTGCAGGAACAGCAAGCCCGGTACCGGGCGCTTCGTAACGAGGCACAGAACTACCTCCGCAAAGAGTTGAATGCGATCGAAGGCCGGTACGGCGAAGTTTCGGATAAAGTCCTAGGTACAATCGACCTGATAGCTGAAGGGCAACTCAGTGAGAATTACCAGGCGCGAACTGAACTCTTGTCGGAACTTACTGAAAAAATGTATCAGGAGTACGACAAGAAAAAGTTTAACTCCGTGTACCAACTGCTAGAGGCGGATAACAACAGCGCCTTTGCAGAAGAGATCACGATGCTTTCGGACATTGCAAATGCAGTGTCCAACACGCAGCGGTGGCTGCAAGCAGCACTTGCTGCTCAAACTCCAGAAGAGCACAGCATCGTCGAAACGATGGATGGACGGCTGACTGGCGACACGCGCAAGATCATGAAATACGTGATTCGCGAGTTTGCATCAGACGGCTATGCAGTTCGGGAAATGATCCGCACGCTGGACCAACAAATTCGCGAAATTCGTACGGAAGAACGTACGTACCTTGAACGCTCGGAAGCAGGTGAGGCGGCAAGTGGCACCGAAGTCCGCTTTGACTTCAGCTCCCTGGAGCAGAAAGCAAACCGAAGACGCGCGAGTGCTGTGCGCCGGATCGAGAAGCGCCTGAGGAAGCGCGTCAAAGATTCCAAGGCTCGCAAAGAACTCGCTGAAGAAGTCGTGGCTGCTGCCCAGCGCATGGCAACAGATGAAGCTACGCTTGACTACAACTTTTGGAAAGAGAACAGCGAGGAAGCAGAACAGGAACTGTTCAAAGACCTCAACCTAGTCAAAATGATTCGTAGCCATCAGCAACAAGCGATGGACGCGAAGGTAGTGCAAAAGATCGAAGCCATTGGCGTCGAGTTCTCGCAGCTTCAAGACATCGTCGGACAAGAGCTTGCAAAAGAGCGGCTTGCGGCCAGTATCTCGCAAAACGACAGTCTCAGCGGCCTGGACAGCGATGCAGCCAAGACTGTACGCGCACTGTCAGGCCGCGAAGCTGCTGCTACGCAAACTGTGGGACAACTGCAGCAACGTTTTGACGAATTGCGTGAAGCCATTACAGAACGCGGCAAAGCTGTCCTCCAAATGGAGCAGGAGATCCAGGACACTATCAGTGACCTGTTTCCCGACGGTATACCCGCAGATGCGACTCCTGCCCTGGCCAGGCCAGCGCAAGAACGCGAGACTGACGCCGAACTGGTTTACGAGATGCAGCGACTCCAAAAGCAACTCGACCAAGCAGCTGAGGAACTCGACGACATTCGCTTTCTAAAAGACAAGCTCCTAAAAGAGCGGCACGAAGTGAAACGTCGTGCAGTGTCCGGGATTCCTCGCAACAAAGACGTCATCAATCTTCAAAAAACGGTGGCAAGTCTGACAACAAATGCCGAGATAAGCGACGCTGTGCGGGCGCTGGATGGCGAAACTCTTCTTGAACGACAGCTGCCCAAAGTTGAGATTGTTCGGCCAACTAGAGACGAACCTAGCGCGGCTGTAAAAGCAATGCAGAAGGTGCGAGAGTACGGCCGGAAGATGGCTGCTGTCATGCGCGAAGAAGAGTCAGGGCCAGTCCTTGATGTGATTCGCCGCGCTGGTGCACTCGTTACTGATCGTACCAATGGTATCAACGTAAAATTCCAGAATCTCGACCCGCAGGACTCGGTAGTCTTTCTACTGGACAGCATGCCTGCGGAGAACAGCGCCCTCTATCGTCAGATGGAAGCAGCAAAAAACGCTGGACTGACTATCGTGCTGGCGAAGGATTCCCAGATCAATAAGGATCGGCAAGCCAAGTCTGCTTTCGTAACTTTCATGCAACGCAAAGGCTACTCAAACGTAGCTTCACATGAACAAGTCTGGGTGCCCAACGATAACCATCCAGCTTTGTCGCATGAACGCTATGCAGATTTTCGCCGTCGTCTTCAGGAAATGCAGTTTCAACAGGGGCAATTCCGCGAGGCTCTTACCAAACGGAAAATTCTCGACGCAGACAACCTGTATGTGCAGGCGCTCCGGTGGCGATTTGCTGCAGCAACCAACCAGACTCCGTTTCTGAACGACAGCGGGAAGCGGTCGTTCAATTTGAGTTCTGCTGACAAAAAACTAAAAGAAGAACGCGGGATCGAACTTGAGTGGTTCGACCAGGACGGATTTACTCCCCGTGTTCGCGTGACTTTCACGCCCGCCGGGCGCGCTCGGCGTGCTGAGCTGCTGGGCGACCCCCTCAGCAAGAAAGAAAAGAAGGCGAAAAAAGGAAGAAAGAAAAAAGAAGGTAAAAAGAAGGCTGAGTCGATCGGAGAACAGCAGGACAAGGTCGAAAAGAACGCGCAAGAGCACTACCGACAGTCAGCCATCAACACGGTGAAGCAAACCGATGCATTCCTGAAGGCCGCAATGGGGAGTCTGGGTGACCCGGCGTCGCCAGATAACCTCAAACTGCTTACGGAGTTCTTCGAAAGCTGGGGAGTCTACACGCCAGCTGAACGACGTGCGCGGGCAGATTTGAACCGCGCTCTGTTGCGCAACAAGCGCGTGCTTGCACAAATCCGCGCGCTTACAGAGCAGGGTGACGGCGAAGGCGGAATCCTGGGCCTGTCAAAAGAGCAGGTACAGGAAATCAACCAAAACGAAAATGCATTCCTGGCATACGCCTACCAGCTCTGGTCGATTGGTGCGATCCGCGTAACGCCAGAGACGAACAACATCTTCAAAGAAATCCTCCGTAAGTTCCTGGGATTGTTGAACATTACAATGTCTTCGGAGTTCGTGAACACAATGTTCACTAACATGAGCCAGGGACAGATCCTGAATCGCAAAGACATTCCGGCATTCTACAAGCGTTCCCAAACTGGGACCGATGAGTACGTCGCTAGCATGGGCAAGCTGCTCCGCGAACTGACAAAACGTTCGGTGCTGACCAGCGCACAAGTGATTGCTCGGCTTGACCCCGAACTGAGCGAGCGTTTTGCCAAACCGGAGTACGCCACTGGGACGGTAAAAAACCGGGACTTTCTCAATAAGCGGCAGCGTCAGAGTGACTTCTGGATGAACCGGTTTCAGACCAAAGTCGCGGAAAAGTTCACTGAAGAACAGCTGCAAGAAGGCTGGGAAGACTTCAGAGTCAACGGTCCCAACGCACAAACTGCTGCTGGCAAACAGCTCATGCGGTTTGCAGACAGCTTCTATCGCTACATGGACAGTCGCGGCACGCGCCTTCGGATTCGGAAGAAAGACGGAAAGTCCGTCACTGTGACCCCGAACGCGATCAAGTGGCGTGCACCAGCCGCGTGGGACGCAAAATACATCCGAGAAAACCGCGATGAGTTCTTCAACCTACTGACAAAGAACGGCTTGAGCCAAGACGAGGCTACGTCGTTTATCGACTCCATCAACTGGGCAAACGGCCAGGTGTCGTTCCTCGACTCCAAGTGGGATAAGGAGGCCTGGGCGTTCACCAGAGATGACTCTCGCCCTGGCACTGGCACGCTGAGTAACTACAGCCAAATCATCAACGGCGCCAACTCACCGGAGTTTGCCAAGTTCCTGCACGACGACGTCCAGTTTGCCTTTGGACGCATGATTCAGCAAGGCGTGCACAAAGCAGAGTTTTCTCAAGTCTTCGGGTGGAACGGTCGCGAAATTGAAAAAGCGCGGCTGCTTCTCGAAGCCAAAGGCATGAGCGAACCAGAACTTGCGTACTTCGACCGCAGTGTGGACGCGCTGCTTGGAAATCTGACTTACAACATGAACCCTCGGCTCCGGCAGTGGGTCGGAAACGTAGTCTCGATCCAGAACATGTCGATCTTGCCGTTGATCATTTTTTCCTCGATCCCTGAGATCTGGGGTAGCTCCCTGGCAAGCGGCGAACTCAAGACTGCCTACGGATCCCTGAAGTCCGGTGCCGCTGAGATTATGAACTCCTTCTCCAAAGAGAAAGACGGAACAGAAAAGATGGCGCGGCTCATGGGCGTTATCAGCGACGACGTGATGAACAACCGCATCTCGGACACTTACAACGAGATGATGATGGGCACGTCAATGAAAAAGCTGAATCAGTCATTCTTTAGATTGACTGGAATTGAACAATGGACGAAGGGACTTCGCATTGCAGCGATGCATGCGGGCATTGACTACATTGTTACTCACAAAGACGACGCAAAAAAACTCGCGCCACTTAACATCACTCCAGAAGATGTTAAGTTCCGCAACGGCGAACTCATTATTCGCTACGGAGATCCTGATGACCCAATGGTGCACGCAATCACGACGTTTGTTGACCAAAGCGTCTTGCGTCCTCAGTCGCAGCACCGCCCGGCCTGGGGTAGCGATCCTCGTTTTCTCCTGGTCTGGCACTTGAAGCAGTTCACTTGGGCTTTCCACAACGTCTTTACGAAGAGAGTGTGGGACTCTGCGTTTTCACGCGACGCTGGGGAGAGAGTCAATTGGGCAGTCATCGCGGCGTACGCAATGATGGTCCCGACTATCATGATCTCCGATCTAATTAAAAACACGATACTCCCAACGTCACAAGCCTACGATGCTGCATCGTTGGGAGATCACGTCGTAACTGGTGTAACTCGCTCGGGGATCCTGGGGCTGGGTTCACTCGCTGCAGACGAGTACGCGTCGGTAGCGCAATATCACGATCACATTGGGGCGAGTTTCCTCGGCCCAACGTACAACCACATGCAGGAGTTTCTGACCGGAAACGAACTGAAAGGAATCGCCCGGTTAACGCCGGGGTGGGTAATATGGAACCGCTTCTGAGTTTGGAAGCTTCATGAGGTCAGCATGAACGTACGGAACTTGGTTGTTCTGGTGCCATTCGCTCGGGAAGCTCTCCCAGACGCGCGTGGCTTCGAAATGTCCTTTGAATTCGGGAATATACTTTTTCTGATCCGGATCGCAGTAGTACCGGAACGACAGTCGGTTCCAGAAACTGACGTGGGTTGGGTCACAGAAAGCTCCGAGGCCGTTCGTGCTTGGCGTAGACGAGATGAGGAAGCCGCCTGGGGCCAGGACGCGCCAGAGTTCGTTGAACAATGGTATGACGTGATCTGGCCCGATATGTTCAAGGAAATCGACGGCGCGGATGACACCGCAGGACTCGTCCTCCAATGGAAGACCAGTCCGAACGTCACAGCGAAAGTCCACATCGCCCGTGACGTCGAGAGTCTTGTATCCCTTCGGGGCGTTATGTGCACCTCCGAGATCCAGCTTCATTAAACCACGACGTTCCGTTTCTTCTTCGACCAGTTGATAGAAATACTTGTTACCAACTTGCTGTTGAGCAACTTGAATCTCAGCATTTCGAAGAAGATAAGTGTTTTTTCCGTCAGGCCGTAGCCGGTAGAAATAAAGAGGGTCAGGAACGCGAACAAACCGTGCTCCTCCAAGGTACGTACGGCAAAGCAAGTCGTGATCGTCGCAGATTTCCATCGTACGATCATGTCCTCCAATATGCTCGTAAAAATCTCGCCGCCAACACCGGACGTGATTTGGTGCGTAAAAAATTTGGTAAAGCGTTCGAGCGGAGACGTTGGGCGCTTCCAACGCCGTGTAAACACTTCCATTGAGTTCGTACTTGTATGTGTTCCAGCCGTCGTAAGTCTGACAACGGCCGTCGTCGTAAAAGTTCACAAAGTCGCTGTAGAGAAACTCAGGTTTACTGTGTTTGTCGATCCACTCTGACAGCATTTCCAGTGCATGCGGGACCAGGCAGTCGTCGTGATCGAGTTCCACGAGATATTCGCCTGAGCAATAGCTGGTGGCTTCCCGTTTTAACGCTCCAATGTTTCCCTGGGACTCCGCTACTCGCACAATTATGCGCTTGTCCTCTTTCAAAAAAGAAGGACCGTGGTTCACGGCATTACCGTTTAACAGAACTACCCATTCCCAGTCTTTGTTTACTTGATCACAAAGAGACTTGTACGTCGCAGGCAAATGACGAACGTCGTGAGTCGGGGTAAAAATAGAAAATTGAGGCATAGGTGCTCCAAAAAATAAGCCGGGTTGCTTTCGCTACCGACGCCCGGCGCGCCGCCCACTCACTTAACGTTTTTGGAATGCGCGTTGTCGACTCAAGACTTTGACCGAAACGAGCGGGGAATTTTCTTCTTTCAAGATCCGCGTCAAAGTAGTCTTGAGGCTCGCCATTTTCACTTTCTCATGTCCTGCTTTTTGAAGCAGTAGGAACATGTCGGTATAAGTGAAAATGTCGCCTGAGTTCAATTCGTTTGCGATGTAATCTCGCACGACTTGATTCAGTGCAAAGCCTACGGGTTTTGAGTTTTCTTTTAGATCGGCCATAGCTTCACTTCCGAGGAAGCTTTTTATGTCCGAGTCGGTGAAATTTGTTAGAACGGTGTGGCCGAAACTGTGATCTGCCATAACGGTTACGAGGCGTGTCGCTCCAGTCAACTGTGATGCGAAACAGACTAACAATGGTCGCAACGGCAGTCAATATCCGGTAACCAGCTCCAACAAAAGTAGTTGTTCTATAAAGGATGTGTATCCAATTCATCTATGTCTCCACGTAAATAATCGACAAGTCGCTGCGCAACTTCTTTGCGTGGAAGAACTCTGTTTTCAATTTCAGCGAGTGGGATAAGTCGATCAAATTCTTGGGGACGAATAAAAAATCCGCCTTGGGGAAACCCGCAGCAAACAATTACACGTCGGCCTTCAGAATGACGTTCCAGCAGCCACCGTTTCTGGAGAGGAGACAGAGACGGTGACGTGCTGGACGTCAATTTTATTGATTTTAAGAGGCGAGAGTATTTGTACTCACACCACAGATCACGGGGTGACGCCGAATAATAAACGTCAGGAGTCCCGCTCCTGTAAATGTTGTGAGTCTTCTCGAAGTGAATCCTCGTCGATTTCAGGTGGTTGTGAACCGACTGGATGAATCTGTTCTCCGGTTGACTCATCTTGTTCTTGCCACTTAAGAATCAACGAGTCGTCAGGCTTATTCGCCATCGGACTCGTAATTCGGCTCGCGACCAATGATCTTGCGAGCTTCTTCCATGCGAGCGATTGCCGTGGCAACCATTTCGTCAGGGAGTTTCTCGACAAACTCAAAGCGCGGTGCTGCCCAGTCACACTTTTTGGCTTGGGTGATTTTGGTGGCAACAAACGCGTTGGTCAGTCCATGGTCGTCACGCAGATCGCGAAGGTAGTTCTCGTACTCTTTGATCGACGTGGGTGGTACAGACAAAGTCCAGATCGGGTGGTCTGCAATAAGGCCAGGATCAGCCGGAAGTACGGCCAGAAGCCGCGAATTACGGCAAGCCTTGCCTTTGCCATTCGGAGCTGAACCAAACTCGTTCATGGGGCACACAGAGCATGCCTGGGCCTGAGGTTCCGGTGCCGTTTCGATTGGCGCCAGCTGGTCAAAAATTTCGCCATGTGCGAAACAATCCGGTGGACTGATGCTGCTCGGATTGTACGGCTTAGAGTAATAGGCGTGGACAATTTCGTGGGCAACAACGACCACGGTGATTGACTTGCCTTCTTTGCCGTCAGGAGCTTCGATACCAGTAGGCCCGACTTTGATACGAATGCCCCCAGAAGGCTGCATTGTTTTGTCGAGCGTGCTGAGTTGCTGCTTAAGAAAGTCAGCAGGTGATACTAGGGCTTGTTCAGTCATCGAGATGCCTTTGTAAGTGAGAGTTTCTGTTTGGTGAACTGGGTAGTCCCAGGCACACCGCCATGCAGTTCCAAAGCTTCCGTGTACGCCGGGATAGAAACTCGACGTTGCAGCAGGTGGTAAAACTTGTGCTCGTGCAGGAAGTTGTAGAACTCATCCCAGTCTTCCACTTGTGGAACGATGGTGGACTTGCGGGATACTGTTGCGACGTTGCCGGATGCCTTGTTCAAGCCAGTGGCATTCAGAGTGGCGAGAATACGCGTTTCCGCGTCTTGTTCCTTCTTTCGCATATCTTCGAGTTGCTTTTGAAGTTTCAGTCGCTTTTCCCTCAGCGCATACAGATCGTCAATGTTAGCGCCAAAGTCTTGTTGCTCGGTCATTATACTACTCCTGTTATAAATGTTAAAGATGTTATTTAGCGTCTCCGTATGAATCGGCAATGGCGCCTTTAACATCAAGTGGAAGATCAGGTGCCCACGACGGCGGCGTACGCATGACTTCACACATGTAATCCAAGCAGTCTTGTGCTTGGCTGTTGTGAGCCACGCATATGATTTCGTCGTGCGCCATGCCTGCTACCTTGTAGCGTTCGGAGATCTTAAGAATATGTTCGGCAATTACGCAACGTGCCAACGCTTGAATGATGTTCTCGGTAAACCGGCCACCATAAATGCGAGTTGGGTTGCCTTTGTGCGTGTATGTCAACTGAGGACGCTCGTTGCCCCAATCGTCTTCTTCTATTTCGTAGCGCAACTCTGGGTAATACAGCGCATTACCAGAAGGCAATTTGACGTAACCTTTGCCAAAGGTCAGGCATTTGTAAGTGAACTCTTCTCCGTCATCCATGGAAAGCATTTTGATGAGGTAGTTCTGGAGTCGATCCCAGAGCCGGACGATCGGAAAGTTTTTCATCCGGTACTTTTCTACCATTTCAGCTGCCTGGTGTTCAGTGATGCCCAGTTCAGGTTTAGAAGTTTGGAACATGAGCAGCAGCTTTTTCCAACCAATGCCAAAGCCAGCAGAAAGAATCAGCACTTTGCCGATAAATCGCTCGGAGTAGTCGATTTCATCAAACGGTTTGTCAAAAATCTCAGTAGCCATGTCTTTGTAGACATCGCCGTCGGGATTGGCAAACTCGGCAAGCAATTTCAAGTGCTCGGCCAGCCATGCAGTCAGTCGAGCTTCAATCTGACCCAGGTCAGCCACAACCACTTTGTGATGCGGCGGTGCAATGATTGCTTCGCGAATTGGGCCTTTAGTGAAGTTTTGTGCGTTGAGCTTGTCAGTACCAGACCAGCGCAGTGTGTGGGCGCCAGCGTGTTTGAGCGGTATTGGAAAGTCACCGCCGCTGGCGTTGTACACCGCAAGCATTCGCTTAGCACGGTTGAGATCAATGCTCGACATGACTTCAAGTCGGGCTTTGATCAGATCGCGCACGCGTTTGTTTGGATGCCGCGTGAGTGCGACTACTTCGGGCAGATTCCGTTGGAACGTTGGAATTAGTTCGTCGGGATTTGATGGAGATGGTTTTTTCGGGACTTCGATTCCCAGATTTTCAAGAATTGTCGTCATTTGTTGCGTACTCCGCAACACGCGTAGTTCGACCCCGGCTTCCTTAATTAACTGTTGTCGGGTCTCCAGTTTGTCATCAATGAGTGCCTGAAGTTTGTCTGGATTGAGCTGCAGCGTAGGCTGAGTCATCATGCGAGTCGTGACGTCCATCAGTTTGAGTTCATCGGCACTGATTGCACGTTTCATGCGGGTATAAATTTGCCGCGTCAGTTTGACGTCCATCTTGCAGTATTCACCAAGAGCGTCGATGGCGGTGTCTGATAATTGATCAAAACGTTTGTCTTTGACGTTGATGAGAGCGGTTACGACTTTCTCTTCGAGGCCGAAGAACGCTGCACAAGCTTTGAGAGAATGGTATTTGAGAAACGGCATAACCACGCGTGCCATGCTTGCGGTGTCGTAGTACGCCTGGGGATACAACCCAAATCTGAACGCCAGAATACTGCCGTCAAAATTCAAGTTGTGTCCAATCAGAGCGACGTTTGACCAGTCAATTGCTTGAAGTGCAGCCGCAGCTTGTTCAGGCCCTGGGTGCCAAATCGGATCGTTGTCGCCTATTGCAATGCCGACGCCTTGAATTTCAAACAGGTCAGAATAGATGTATTCAGTAGTCGTCATGTTCGACAACGAATACTCGTGGCCCCAGTGAGTTTCAAAGTCTAGGGTCACTTCAATCATGTCATGTCACTCAGCACGTCAAGTACTCCTTGTTGAGTAGCGTCTTTTTCTGTAAGGCGTTTAAGCACGCGGTCTTCCACTGTGTCTTCAGCCATGACAATAATCGTTTCCGTTTGTTTGTCTTGGCCTTTGCGGTGGATACGACGGTTGCCTTGCAAAAAGTGCTCCAGGTTGTAAGTAAGACTTGCCCAAATTGTCGCGGTCGCTTTAGTGAGAGTCAGACCGTGAGCAGCGGCAGCCGGGTGTGCAAGTAAAACACGATATTTTCCAGATTGGAAATCTTTTACGGCGCGCGCTCGTTTGTCGTCAGACGTCTCACCGTCGATGATGACGTAGCTGAGTTTGTCTTTTTTGAATTGTTTGGCGAGTGCATCTCTTTGGTGTTTCCACTGAAAAAAGCAGACAGAGTGTTGTCGATCTTCTACCAGTTGTGACACCAGTTCAGCGCGTTGCGAGTCGATATTCACGACGTCACCCATCTCGTCGTACGTACTCCCGCTGCAAGCTTGCAGCAACTTGTTAAGTAGCGTTGCAGCGTTGACGCCAATGACGAATTTGTCGTCAATCTGCGCAATGGCATTGGACTTGAGCGTTTTGTAAATGCCAGCAGACTTTGAGTTGAGCTGATAACGCTGCACGTTTACAAAGTTAGGCGGAAGATCCAGCAGACTGAAGTCATGGCGGATTGAAATCGGAGACAACAACGCACCGACTGCTTCTTTGGCGCCAGGTTTAGCAATCCATTTTTTGGCGTGTGGATGGCTGCCGACTTGTTGGGCGTTACACACTTGGTTGCGGAACTGATAAAAGCTACCGCCGAGAGTTTGGCCTTGGTCAATCACAGCAACTTGTGCCCAGATGTCTTCGAGACTGTTGGGCAGTGGGGTGCCTGTCATTCCATAGCGGTACTGGAAGTAGTAGCTGATTGTCATGAGGGCTTTGGTGCGTTTGGCGTTAGGGTTTTTGAACGTCGACAACTCATCAATGATGAGAGTGTCGAAGCGGTCAAAAAATGTGCTGTCTTGTTTGACAAGCCAAGTGGTTGCGTCGGTGTTGGTGATGTAAACATTAGCATCAACTTGAAAACCTTCTTCGCGCTTAGGAGCTTTGCAAACAGATGTGCGCAGGTGGCTTTGCCATTTAGCGACTTCCACTGCCCAGGTGGAGTAAAGAAGTGACTTAGGTGCGATTACCAGGGCAGCTTTGTGCGACGGAAGATTTGCCCACCGGTCTGCAAGGGCGTCGATTTGACTTCGAGTTTTACCGGTACCTGGATCACTGAAGTCAATGAAGACTTCGTTTTTCAAAAGCTGCTGATAAGTCTTTTCTTGATGATTCATTCGAGGAGGAAGTTGTGTCATCCAAACGCACTCCGAAGCATTTGATTAAAACGTCGATTTTGTGCCCATTCATCCACGTCGCGTTGGTTGACACGAGCGTCGGGTCGCTTATCGCGATAGCGAACGTACCGGCACTTGTTGCACACGTCCCTACGTTTTGGAATGCGGACTTGGTTTTCAGGCTTGCCACAATCAGCGCACTTTTTCATTGGATCCCTCATTATCATGTTCATCGTGGCTTTGAGGCTTATGTTCGAGTTGAACTAATCCGAGCATCAGACCGGTGCCAAAACCAACCATGAAGCCGATTCCGTAAATTACGTACTCATCCATCACATGACTCCAAGGTAGAGCGCAGTTTCTGCAGCAAGATCGTTGGGAAATTCCAGATCGCCGGTCTCACCAACCACCGTGTCTTCGTGGACGAGGAAGACTTGGTACTTACGACGTTCACCTTTCTGGAACACACCGTTACGACTGGCTTCGTGTTTGGCTTTTGCGAAGACGGTGTTTTTGCACCAGTACTGATTGGTGATCACGAGGAAGGTGAGACCGACGGTTTCTGGAGTATTCATCGTTCGTGTCCATTGAGAATGAGTTTGAAAAGGCTTTTTAGGGTTTTTCTTTCGCTAAATACAGGTCGGACGGGCATACTCCTGTCCCCGCGTTTGATCCAAAGTTGCACCATTTACAAGAAAATGGCGATGGAGTGGCACGAAACTCAATTTCGTTCGTGATGTTGTGTCCGAAACCGTTAAATAGCTTCATGAAATTGAGACCAAAAGAACGTTTGTACGTCGTTCGAGTGATCTCTTTGGCGTCGCAGTACCAGAACTCGACTGTGATTTCTTGCAGCTCGGGGTACATGAGAAACGCACAAAGTTGATACAGCTGAGCTTGAGTTTGATGCGAGATTTCGTTGCCGCGTTTGCGGCCGGTCTTGAGGTCAACAAGCAATGCTTCAGTGCCGCCTGGACGAATAATTAGCAAGTCGACTTTAAGTCGCAACCAGGCGTCAGAAGATCCCCACGCAGTCTTTTGCCAATCGACGTCAAAAGCCCATTCTTCTTCCATTTCGACATGGTAGATGTCGCCTTCATACATCTCGCGAGCGATGTTGTAGTGCGTAGCAAACGGTTCGAGTTCGTCAACGAGTTCGCATTTGCCACGGATGAAATCTTCTCCAGCTTCGTGAACTCGCACACCGCGCACCAGGGGATGTTCGTCTTTCCCTGGTGGCGGGTCGAGCGGTGGCTTCGGTTGCTTTTCGACTTTTTCGTAGTAAACCTTGCGAGGGCAAGAAGTGAAGTTTTTATATGTCGAAAAAGACCAGCTGGTTACCGGTCCTAATTGGTGTTTATCCACGCATGTTCTCCCCATGGCATTGTAAGATCGTCATTGTCGACAATGATCCAGAGAACCGGATAGTCAGGCTGATCTTGCGGACAGGGGCCTTCGCCGTCTGTCAGCATGATGACAGCTGACGGAGGATCATCGAACTCTTGGTCGATATATTCAAAGACGGGAATGAAATCCGTACCGCCTCGTCCCAAAATTGGTACGTCTTCGGGAAACTCGTCCTCAGTCTCGTACACTGCTACCGGTTTCTTAACGTTAGTGTCGTGTTGCATCAGTGTAACTGAGTTGGGTTTGATAATCGAGGTTATGTAAGCAACTTGGTTGATTACCATCGAGACCATGTCGTTGCTCATAGATCCGGAAACGTCGATTGCGCAAACGAAATCGCCGGTGAATTTAGGAACCGGAGTGGGTAGGTGAATACCCATGCTGAGGTAACGCTTGTTGGGACGAGTCCAAGTTTTCTTGCCAAGACCAGGAACGTCCATGAAGTTGTAGAGCACGTCTTCCCAGGGGAGTTTGGGTTCCAGAATTGCTTTGAACAGTTGCTCCAGTTTGCCGGGCATGTTGCCAGCTTTCTTGCTTTCCTGGGCTGCGTGAGCAACGGCTGCTTTCCATTCTTGTTCGTTGAACACGTCATCAGCAGCAGACGTGCCTTCTTCTGGTTCGCCAAGCTCACCACAGAACGTTCCTTCGGGAGAAGGCGTTCCACCTTGAGGTTGTTCGTCTTTGAGTATGGCGTAGACTTCTTCCGCTGTAACGTCAGAAAAACGATCGTCGATCAACGCGCCGTCAGGTAGTTGAACTTGCGGAATGTCCAAAATGATGTCGTTAATGGCGTAGTCGGTGGCTTGTCCCCAAAGATTTCGATCGCGACCACCATGACGACTTGGTGAACAGTGCAGCATTGCACAGTGCAAGACTTCGTGAATGATTACGCCGGCAATCTCATAGACGTTTAAGTTTTTTACAAAGTCAGGGTTGTAATAAATGACTTTGCCGTTGGTTTGCGCAGTGGGAATATCTTTTTTGGGGTAGATGCCCACACGTGGAACCAAGCTGGCAAAGAACGGATTGGAAAACATGATGTGGGTTACCGCTTTGGTAACCAATTCTTCAGGTGACATTTTGAAGCTCCGCGTTTGCTTTGTTGACGACGATCCGTCCTTCGTCAACAGCGAGTGGGTTGAACTTGGGCTTGCTTTCCGGATCGTACTCGGCCACTACTACTTTGTAGATGGGCGTAATAATGGGGCGAAGTTTCGCTGGCAAAGTCTCGTCGAGAAAAAGATCTTCGAGGTTATCGTAAAACCATCGAAACTGTTCCACAGTAGTCTCGCGAATCTTTGGTGAGTCGTGGAGAAAGTTGGCTGCGAGTTTTTCCACAAGTGTCCGGATCTGGCCAACCATATGTTGGTTCTGCGCATTGGTGCGCTCCTTGTTTTTTTGGTCGAACTCATTTTTTGCAGCTTCAGAGATGACGTCTAGTCGGAAGTCTTCACTTTTGCCTACAGGAATGAGATCGACGGTCATATGAAACCCAGCGCGAATTTCTTCTTCATTGGGAAAGTCTAAAGCGCGAAAGAGTCCGGCCTGGGTTCTGGCGAAGTCAGCTTTCATTTGCGGAAGTACTTCGCAAAGTCGATCGACTTCTTTGTTCATCTTTTCCTGGATAGACTGAAACGCACGTCGGTACGGCAGGATCAAATTGGCAGGAAGAATGCGAATGCCGCCGTCGTACCAAGGCGCTGCCATGCGGTAATGAATCGAACGCATTTCACGCTGAAGTTTCTGAATGGCTCTGAGCTGTTCAGTTGGCAGACGCTTGCGCAGATAGCGCCCCGACTTGGTCGAGGCGCTAAACTGCGTGGCGACAGCTTGACTGGCAGCGTTGTCGGTACGCTCGTTGGTGAGCGAACCGATAGTGAGATTGACCAGTACAGCTTTCATTGTATGCTCCTTACTTGAGTTTCGCCTTGGCTGTAGCTGCAAGGATGTCGGAATCCGGCAGCATGTCGGCGTCGATGGTTTGAGATTTGCGGCTGGTGTTTTTGTGGAATCGTTCTAGCGTTTCGTCGCTGCAGTATTCCAAAACTCCAGGAAAAATCTTCGCCATGCCGTTGAGTGAAGCACAATTTTTCCAGAGCTTGTCGAGGACATAGTCTTCGACTTTAGCCATGCGGCGAGCAGAACGCTGGAATTTGTCACGAACAGTAGCCAGGCCTTCGATCTTCATTGCCAACTCGTTGAGGCCTCGTTCATGGAGGTTTTCGACTGATATAGCTCCGGTGAAATCTTGGCGAGAGCGGTTGGCAGCGCCATACGAGTACAAGAATCTGTTGAGCGGGATGTAACCGTGATCAAAGCAATTCCCATCTTCGCTAATCACGTCGAGTGAAAAACCAAGGAATGCAGTAACAGTGTTGTGCTCGTAACCAATGGCAAAGTAAACGCCTTTGTGTCGAATCTGAGCAAACATCTGATTGGTGTTAAGATTTGGAATTTCGATTGATTTCGTGAAATCGAAGTCACGGTCCAGGTATTCCCGGTTCATCTCGCCTTTGTCGCTCGATGAAAAAACACCGATAGTGCCGCGTTTGAACTCTTCTTTGCAGGCGATAAAGTTGTGAGTATCTGCAGCTTGCAAGTCCTTAAATGCTTGCAGCAGATCCGTTTCGATAAACATTCCGTTCTCGAATGCAGTGTGTGCAAAAAGCTCAACAGTTCTTTCGAAGTTGTTATTGTCAACTTCGCGAACAATGTCAGAATCAACAAAGCTTTGAATGTTGCGCTTAATTTCGCCTTTAAGCGTTTCGGTCTTACGTACGAGAGCCATAACTCCTCCTTAAAAAAGTAGTTTGCTGTTTTTGGTTGCCCACTCAGCAAATTTGGGGTGATCGCTGACGTCATCGTGATTGCGAATGACGTCAGTCACGAATGCGCCCTGCATTTCCTTCGGCATCTTTTCCATGATTTCCATGGCAGTGTCGAAGTTGTTGTAGTCAGTGCGCTGTGCGATTGCTGCGGTCAGGGCATAACGAGTCTGCATCTCAGCCGGAACTTTGAAATCGCTTGGGTCTTGAAACAGCTTGTCTAGATCCGGCAGCTTGTCGTAGTACTGGATAAAACCCTGGAGTTTGGTCGCGGCGTGCAAACCAACGGAACCAGCGATCAGGGGAAAACATTCCTGGAATCTGTTGGTACCGAAATCGTTGAGAACGTCGGAAGCCATCTCCCAGGTACGCGTGGTGTGAAAAGCGTACGCGTTTTTGATGTACTGACGAGCCTCTTCGCTGTTTTCCTGGAAAGCGTGCAGCATTTCAGGTGCCCAGCGAACAAAACCGATGATAGCCGGGTGGAAACCGTTGGCTGAAGCATATGCGGCGAAGTCGTTTGTTTCCGTGCGCAAGTGCAGATGAATGAATCGGTTTTTGAGTGCCGATGCCATCTGATTGACCAGGGCCATATCAGTTCGATAGTTGCCCGCTGCGCATACAGTCCAGTTGTCGGGCAACTCGTACTCACCGAGCTTGCGGTCAAGGACAAGTTGATACGAAGCAGCCTGAACGTCGGTATCGGAGTTGGGCAGTTCGTCGAGAAACAAGACGCCGTCAGGATCGCCTTCGCGTGGCATGATGCTGGGCGGAATCCAGTCGACGCGCGGATTGTCGACAGTACCGTCGGGCAGTCGTGGCAAGCCACGAAGATCGACGGAATCGTACTGAGTGAGGCGGCAGTCGACCAGTTTGAGGCCTAAGCGGTCGCAGATCTGGCGCATGGTAAATGACTTCGCGGTACTGGGTGACCCGTGAAGCATGAAAGCACGTTTGCGGCGGATGCAGTACTCGATATGAGGTACCGCCTCCGTCGGTGTGCACTCGACGTAAAGTGCGTTGGCTTGAATATCCATTCAGTCTTCCTCGTCAGAGAGTGGAAAATAAATGCCGTACACGGTCTTACCGCGTGTTGGGCATTGGTGGTTAGCAAACTCCATGCCTTGAGGAGACAGGAGCTTGACAAGCTGAGTTGCATTACGTGGTGGATTACCAGTTACGCAAGTCAGCAATGCACTGAGCTGAGTTGGACTGATTACATAGTCCTTTCCCGGCTTGATGTACTTCTCGTAGTGCTGCATGAACTCGTTAGCCATGAGCACCATGCTTGTCTTGGCCCCACTACCAGTTGTCATTGCAAACTGTGTGGCGCCTTGTTCTTGTATTTGTGCGTGAATGCGACTGAGCATTTCAGTATCACCGTTGGAAATCTCCTGAAGCAACAGCGCACTTGTCGACTGGCTGTCGCGTGCAAGTTTTTCTTTAGGAGGGTTGTTCAACGGACTTGATACCTCTTCAAATTTAACTTTGCGTTGCAGCAGGTACTGGAGAAATTCTGGGAGTCCCGCTTGTATGCCTGTGATCAACTGGGAAATCTTTTCTTTGCCACCCAACGCCGCTACTAGGGTTTGCTCTTGTCTCGGCGCAACGTTGTACCGGCGATCAGTGCGGCTGAGTCGCACTGGTACTGCTTTGTTAGAGCAAAAGATGAAATTGCAGTAAGTGCGCACTTTGCCGTGAGCTTTGTGGAAGTTGCGGCCGGTGACAAAGCGATCAGTGATCCAGTGTTTGAGTCTGGCTTCGTCAGACGCATTCATTTCGTTAGCGTCGGATTCGTCGACGACTACGATGAGCTTGTTTACGATCGGATCAGTGAACTTTTCTTGCAGCGTTTTGTTAGTCGTTGGACTCACGTTGTCGTTATGAAAAAGCGGTTGCAAGATAAATTCTTGTAGCAGACCTTTTCCAGTGCCTTCCACGCCATGGAAGATCCAAGCTGTTTCAGTCTTGTCGCGTTTTTGCACGATGTACGCGAGCCACGCCAGAAACTTGTCGTACTCCAAATCAGTTAGACCTTTAGGGTTGTTGGTCAGATGACGGAGCAGCGTTTCAATAGCAACTGGTACTTTGGGTTTGTCGTGCGATGTGGGTTTGATGTCTGTCGGTTCGTACGTGTTCACAACACGCTTGCCAACATCAATATGCGCTGCCAACTTGGGATTCGGATCCCAAATGATGTTGAAGTGCGGCAACTGCTTGGCATTTTTCACGTTGGCAGGATTGTCTTTGAGCCATTGATTAATCAGGTTGTCAGGCAACGGGTCTGACAATTCCAGGCGCTTGAGTGGCAGCACGCCGTTTTCATCCATTCGTTCAACGTTGGATCGAAAATCAATTCGAACCCAGTAGCATTTCATAGTTTTGGGATAGCGAAATGCAAACGCTACGTGCTCAGCCAAATCGTTTTGCGAAGTTGGTACTGGTTCTTCGACGTCGGGTTCCGAGTAATGTTGCTGGTAATACTCGGGTACGATTTTGTCTAGCGGATAGAGGGGTTCGTCTTTGAAGTTGTACAGCACATCGTGCTTGTCTTTGATGTAGTAGTAGCCCCAGGAATCTCCGCCGTTGAGATTTAACCGAACAAAATTCCCGTCTTCTTTGCGCCCAGTGACTTCAGCCGGTTGCGGCTTTTTGCACATGGGCTGAGAGAAGTAATTGACGTCGCGGCGTGAAAGACCAGCTTTGCCACGAAGCTTGTTAAAAATGTTGACTTTCTCTCGGTCGACTTCGTAACGCGCCATGGCGTCTTCAATCGACTGGATTGAAAGCGCGTCATTTGCTTTCTGAATGAATTGCAGTCTTGGGTCGTCGTCTCCTTCGTGCGGGTCGCGAACTCCCGGCCCAAACTGCGGGGGCGCAATAAAGATCATCCGAGAGTTTTGGCCCAGCACTGGATCGAGTGGCCAGTGTAAAGAATTCATGCTGTTAGTCAGCGTGATTTTGTCTCTGAGTTTGCTGGCTACATTGAGGCCTGTAAGCCAAGTCTGAAGAGCGCTCGGTTCGATGGGCTCTTCCAGTCGGAAAAACAGATGCGCTCGCAACGATGTATCACCGTGCATGCGACTGGAAGACGAATACTGAAGAACGTAACTGGTGTCTTCCATACCAGGTACAAATTGAGTTAACTCGGTAACGATAGTGTTGTGGGTAAATCCCTCAACTCCGTCAAAGTCTAGACAAACCCATTGGGGGCAGTGGGTTTTATCGTGACGGCCATGACGTGACTCCGCTACGAGCGGTTGTTCAAATGCGCCAGTGAACATGCAATATCCGGGTAAATTCGAGTACTTGTCAATGGCGTTGTACAGATCAAGCGTCGACGCTATGGGAACTGCGACGCTAGACAGTTGACGGGGGTGTGGAGTTGGTACAACCGAGTCTTGATTGAATGTTTTCCCCAGGTGCAGGCCATTCGTTGACCTGAGGAACGTAATTTCATTTGGGGGCACGGTTTTATCCTTAGCATTTCATGAGCGGGGGTACCAATCTACTGATTTGCTTTTAGCACTGCAAGCACAGCGGAAGTACAGCTGAAGTAAAAAGCAGCCACGGTGCAAGTTTGCACTGTAACTGCGCTGGTACTTGCTTACACGACCGGTTCAGAATCGGGCTTTGCTGGAGGCGAGCCAGCAGCATGCACAGTCGGACTTTGTCCCAGGAGATCCGGAATGATGGTGTTCCACAGATGCGCCATAGCCAGGGACAAACGAGTTTCAATCGGCGTGCTAGTGTCGCCAAGACTGACTTCGTTGAGCAAGTTGCCGTCAGGGTCGCATGGCAGCGTCGGCGTGATTGCCATGCCGTAGGCAGACAGGTCGTCCATCGAAGGGTTGACGTTGTCAGGCGTGCGACGTACGAACGTGATCAGAAAACTGGCAGCGGCATCGTCACCAGGGCCGTCGTGTTCGTTCGACATATCGTAAACCGTGTTGAGATACTCACGAATGGCGTCGGAGACTTTTTCTTCGGCTTGCTGAACTTTCATGATTTTTTCGGACACGTTGTTTTTCCTCGTAATTTTGAATGAGTAATCGAGCATTAAACTCTTCAAGCTGCTCATTTGTCAGCGAGTCGAGTATGAGTTTACGTGCTTTGTACATTTCAGGAGTCATAAATGTCTCCACGTTAAAAACTGGCGGGGGAGGTCGGATTCGAACCGACGACATTCAGGGTCAACACCTGCTGTTCTACCAAACTGAACTACTCCCCATCTTCGAACTTGGGCAACAGGTCGTTGCCTTCGGGATATTCGCTTCCGAAGTAATACAAAAACATCGCGTTGCACATCATGTGTGCCCAGTGAGGTTGACCGGATTCAGGGTCGTTGTATTCGCCTTTGTCGATCGCGACAAGGTGGCGCATGTACGACGAGACACAGGTGCTCCATGATTGGCCTTTGGCCCAATTCCAGGAAGCGTATTTTTCTTGGCCGTATTCCAGAACACGAATGGTTCCTTCGATTACATCGTAAAACCCTTCGATGGTACACGCGTCTCCTACTGAGAACTCCATGGTTTTGACCAAGAGGTCTTTGAGTTGTTTATGGCTTTGGGTTCTCTGCAAATTACCCACGACGTGGTACAAGTGTTCAACACGCCACGAGCGGTTCACACCAACAGCAAACTCACGGCGCAGTAATTCCAATTGGTCACCCAGGAATAATGCGTAATTGGGTTTGCCACCATTGGCGCGTGCAGCAGATCCTTTTTTGTTGGAGTCAAGATCACCAACAGCCATTTTTAAGCGTTTTTCATTCACGAGTTTCTCCCGTAACGTTTTATGTCGCGTTCAATTGCCTTGAGCGTGTGCTCAGGGATTTTTGGAGACGAGGCGCAAGTAAGTTCGTGACCTGTCTCGTCGTTGCGAAGAATCAAGTGCCCAGCCCGACCACGCTGCTTTTTTCTCACTCGGTACCCGTAGGGTCGTACTCGTTTCGTTAATCTTTTAACCCATTTCCTCATGTTACTCTCGCTATGCTGTTGTCACGGTCTCGTTCTACAGTTCGAAGTAGAATAAGAGATGTTATCAGAGCTTCATGATCTTCGACTTTGAACATTTCCAGCACGTTGTTGGTTGAGTTTTCTATTTCAATTCGTTCGAGCCAAATGCGAAAGGCTTCTGGAGCATTTTTGAGTGTTTTGTGGAGTCTGTTGTAGACTTTAAGAGCTTCGGTCTTTGTTGTAAAAAGCTGGGGCGCTTGTTTGATGAGTCCACAGTGTTCCCAATATTCAACGTAATGCATTACTCGATAAAAGATCATTGCGAATCTTCCGTTTGAAAGTTGGGATCTCAAAACACAAACAGCATGGCTGCAATACCGAAAATAGTTACGGCACTAATCGCGGCGAGACCAATCATGATGGTTAAGAAACGTCGCTGGCGTTTGTACCTTTCGGGTCGCCACCATTCCTCGTTGTACTTTTTCTCGTAGTTAATCATTGTCTCGTCCTTTGTCGTAAGCAATCCACGCCATTGACAGAACGCGATTGGCACGTTCCCAGTTTTTGAGATTCCAGCCAGCACAAAACGCCCAGCCTATTGAACCGAGCGCAGACCAGTAATTCCAGCCAGTGCGTAGTCCAAGTAGCATGTAGCCACTGAACAGCATGCACATGACAACCAGGATCATCGCCGTGCGTCGTTCTTTGCGAAGAGTCTGCGTGTTAGAAGTTGTTTCGATGACGATAGGCATTACGCTGTCTCGGAAGTCTTCCAGGAACTCCGAAATCCTTGAGCTGCAGCCTTGAATGACTGACTGATCTTGCGAGCGTTGGTCGTCGTGCTCTCTTTTGCGTTACGTGCTTGACGCTTCAGGGCTTTGATGGGTTGCGGCTTGGTGAACTCGATCGTGACTTTCATGATTGCACCTCTTTGTGAAGGTAGTTGTAAACACCAGGATGGTAGACATACCCGCGTTCGCGCGAGTGGTACTCGGTGTACCCGATCAAGTGCCTACCTAGAGTTGTTGCCATGGCCATTGAAAGCCCGGCAACTGTGGCTGACATGCCACCAGTAAACGTCGATCCGCCGTGCAGCATGAATGCGAGTACTGATGCAGCAAGGTCGAGTTTGATTGGGTGGCTCAACAGCCAGCAAAGCGTTGTGCGTTTTAACTTAAGCGCGATAGCCAGGAAGCTGAAAAAGATAAGTGCGCCTGCTTCGATAATCACGGTTTCTTTCTCCGTTGGTTTTGAGCAAGTGCTTTGAGGGGTTCACTCATCGTTGTTCCCACTCTGCTTCAGATAGTGCTGTGCGCAGCTCACGTATGGCTTCGTCCATTTCATCTGAAATATGGCCAGGGTCTAGCTCGTAGATGTAGTCTTCAAAATATTCCATGAGCTGAGCCATACGTAGGCTGGTCATGTCTTTTACGGTGATGTTGAGATCACTCATGGTTTCTTTCTCCGCTGGTCTTGAGCGAGTGCTTTGAGGGTTCTACCTTTTAGTTCCCCAAGACATTTCTTGCAAAACAGTTCGTCACCTGCTTCATCAAACCCGGAAGCATGTTTGAGAAAAAAGCGGTACTGCTGCTTGGATTTGATGGCAAAAGTGACATGCGCTCCTTTCCATGCTTCTGCGCAAGTTGCATTTAAATGAAGCGAAGATACGACCGCGTTTTTGACTGCGTCGTTAAATGTTACTAACGAGTTCTTACCTCCCCAGTAACTAGAGGTAAAGCGAAAGCGTACGTAAACATGCGGAAAGTCGTATCTTTGGGCCATTAGATTCTCCTTTAAAATCAAGCATCTCGAATGTTTATTATATAAAAATCCAAGATACACACATTAAGTTGTGTGTTAAGTAGATTAATGTACGTTTTGTTTCGAGATGATTGATTTTAAAAGGGTTTATTTACGTGATTAGTTACACAGCACGAAGAAACATAGCTACTATTGCTTGCTCTGTTGTAGGGTGCAGTTCAGACGAGCGGACTCTACGTGCAAGGCGCCGGTACTGGACAGAAGTGTGATTCATCGTACTGAAGTCTTCGAGGCGATCTAGCGTTCTAGCAAAATGAGTTGCAAGATCCTCCATATCCTGAGGATCACCAGTTTCACTCACTCGCTGTACGCGGTCTTGAAAGTTCGATGTTGTTGTTGCTCTCATTGAGCTGCTCCTTGAATTTGTAATGAGGCTGCATCAGATACGCCGAGGTTAGTTTGAAAAAAAGGGTCTTTCGGCATTCTTCGCATTCGATTTTGCGGAGTCGTTTACGCGCAAGGCGCCTGGCAGCCTGAGTTTCAAGGTGAATCGTTACGTCGTGGACACGATTTGGGTGCGGCAAAAATGACGGTGCTTGGCAGCCTTGAAAGTGCCATTCAACGTTTGCCAAGTCCTGCCAGTGCCATCGCTTTTGAAATACGATTTCGCGTTTCATGAGTATTTGCGCCATAGCAGCCAACTGATCGCCGCCACATAGGGCAACGCCAGCAGTACGTAGCTGAGGGGTTCAAAACGGTCGCGTCTCATGATTCTTCGGCAAGCTTCTGCGCTTCGTACGCTTGGCGGATGGGATCGTTGTCGTAAAGTTCTTGAGCGATCGGCTCAATGCGGTTGCGAAACTCGAGAACAAAATCGCGAAGTTCTTCGGTGACTGGTGCGGTGTCGTCGTTGCCATCAGCCAGGATTTCAACTTGATCAGCAAGCCAGTTGCCGTGTTGTTCGCGGGCACGTTCAGTCAGTTCACTGACCTTGTGCGGAATTCGATACACAAATGCGGTGAATTGGATGACAGCAGCGGCCGCGTCTTCGCAGACTTTGCGTACCATTTTCAGTTTGGCGCGACGTTGTGCAGCAGGATCTGGGCTAAGCACGTCAGCGAGAGTGCTCAGCAGGGCTTTGAGTTTTTCAGCGTCTTCGGACATGAGTTTTGCTCCTGTAATTACCCGGTGCCGTGGGCACCGAGTGTTTTTGATGTGTCGTCTGATGTGTCGTTTTCCGTATCAAGCTGGTAAGCAGCCTGTTCAATGACCACGACGGGGACTACTGAGAGTTCCTGGGCACGTCGAAGTCCTTCTTCGCTTGTGGGAGCTGACGCTACCCATGAGTTTTTGAAGCACTCTGCTTCCATGCGGGTAGCAGAAATTGAAGTCGGGCTGATACCATTCAGGCCTTTGACGCCCCAGAGGTGCACCAATTTGCTGTTAGACATTTTGATCTTCCATTTCGTCTTCGTATTCCTGGAGAGTGTCACCGACGTAGTCTTCGAGTTCACGAAGACCATCGACAGTCTCGTACCAGGGCCTGGGTACTCTGAGCCAGTTTTCGATTGACTCAGTGATTTGTTCCATTGTTACGTCTTCTGTGTTCATGTGATTTGTACCTGTTCGATGATTTCAGCGGCTCCGACTTCGCGAAGGTTATCGAGACATTCGTTGAGATTCTCGAAGTCTTCAGAAGAGTTACATAGCATGCGAAACTCGACTACGACCCCTAGGCCGGTACCCATTGGAAGTTTTGCTTCAATGAGTTCGTTGTAAAAGTTATCGACGTCCAAAGTGCGGATCGTGCTTTTTCGTGCGGTCATTTCAGGTGGTCCTCCCAGGTGTAATCCACCGTGTACTTCGATTGAATGTATCTCCAGTATTGATTCAGGAAATCAATTTGGTAATCCGCGAACGTCGCTACTGGGGAATCCTCGGGCAATGTGGCCCAGATGTACCCTTTTGTTTTTGGCGGACAGCGCATCTTGGCTAATCCGTAGTTACACATGATGCGGCCGTTGTAGTTCGCGTACTGTTGTTCGTAGGCCTTCAGGTCATAGAACGACGCAAACCACAAAGCTTGAATTGCAGTACGAGTTTGGCCAATGGGGACATCAAACGAAACTGTTCCGTCTCCGTGGTACGTACGAACACACTGATTCATGACGCCCGTCAAAGGAAGAGGTTGAGTCGTTTCTAACTTCTCCAGTATGTTGAGGATCGCGTAGCCAAGTGAGCCGTAAAGATCTTTGTGTCCTAGGTGGAGGTGCCAGGGATTGAAGCAGTTCTGATTACCACAGGCCGTGGTTTTGGGTAGCTTCATAAAGTGCTCGCGGATTGCAATCATCGTGGCTGGGTGTGCTGAGCGGCCTGCTACTGGGTAAACCCTGCGAGCGTAGTCGTCGATTTCATCCTGGCTTTTGTTGTGGACAAACGATCCGTTGGTAAACACGTGCCCTGCGTGCCATTCGGGTACTACCATCATTACAGCAGCACGCATCATTCTGCCTACCCTGTACGGGCCAAAGCGACTTGAGCGTCTACGCAAATGTGCTACTGAGTCTTTGATGCTGGAATGAAGCCAGCACGGCCCACGCCAAGGCTGTTTATGGGCAAGGGCATTCGTTTGGAGATCGTCATCAGCCAGTCGACATTCAGATAACAGTTTTACATAGGTATGAGGAAACTGTAGTTGTTTCTGCGACCGTTCAGTTTGCGTTGGGTGGACGGCTGATGGTGGTAGTTCGAATGGGAACATTTTTACATTGTTTCCTTTGCGTTGATGTTGCTGGGGGGTTGTTACGTTGAAACCTTGTAACCATGCGGCTTCTACTAGTTTATACCCTCTTTATTTTCTTTCTTATATAAACTACACAAGAAAGTAAAAAAGAAAAGAGTATATATAAAAGAGGGGGTATAGATTTTTTCACTTGGCGAGCAAAAACTTCTATTTTCGAAAGAATATGGCGGCACCAAAAATGGCTGCATCCCGCCATCCTAAAGGGTTTCAATGTAACGACCCCCCCTCTGTTATTTTTGTTAAATTTGTTAATTTTTGTTATTTAAACCTCTCTACTGGATTAAACACAGTACTACGTAACGTTTCTACTGGGTACAAGTTTGTTTATTTACATAATGGAGAAACGTTTTAATTATTAAAATTCAAAATCCGGGCAACATTTTCACTCTTAAGTCCTTGAAACTAAAAGACTTTTAAAACAATGGGAGAAGGGAGTTACGTAGGCAAAAAGAAAGGGCCATCGACATAACGTCGATGACCCTTCCTCAAGCCTTCTATTAGTCGGCGTGACGCGCTTTCTCGTCGTTAAACAGCTTCAGGTCCGAAGCAGCGAGGAAAGCGTTGTTGCGCCAGTTCTCACTCATCTCAGTACCGACCTCGTACTGAGCGTAAAACTCGCGACATTTCGCGACGTCCTGCACGATCTTGCGCTCGACTGCTTCGAGGCACTTCACGTACGAGATCCGTGCTTCTTC